CACCTCAACATCGTTCTCCCCCGCCAGCGTCGCATCCCCCGCACCTGGGTCGGCCACACGTTGCTGTCGCCCGCTCGAGACATCCAATACGCCTACAACCGGGCACGCTCCACCATCCTCGAGCACATGCGAAAGGCAGCCAACGCACGCCTGATGGTGCCAGTTGGCTCTATTGAAGACGCCGACACTGTCACTACCGACCCCGCCGACATCCTCGAATACAACAGCGAGATTGGCGAACCACATTGGCAGACAGCCCCCGACGTCCCGAGGTGGATCAGCAACGAAGCCGCCCAGCTCGAAATGGAGATGGACGACATCTTCTTCACCCACTCGGTATCTCGAGGCCAAGCCCCCGGCGACCGCAACTCCGGTCTTGCCCTATCGGTGCTCGCCGAAAAAGACGACACACCGCTCGGCCCGATGGCGCGCAACCAGTCGCAAGTATGGGCCAAAGTCGGCTCCATGACATTGCAGCTGTACCGCATGTATGCAGAACAATCCGGCATGGTGCGAAACCAAACGCTCACAACCCCACAGGGCGCCACGGTCCAGTTCTCCTGGTCGGCCGAAGACATTGACCCGTACCCGGTGGTCAAGGTGCCGTTGGATGCGACAGCACCCCGATCCAAGATTGCTACCCAGTCGATCCTCACCAGCCTGGCCGACAGGTTCCCGCAGGCGTTCGCCAACCTTGATCCGTTGGCCATCGCCCGCATGCTTGACTTGCCCGACCCCAAGGGCTACCTGGCAACCACCGACCCCGACATTGCTAAAGCCGAATGGGAAAACGGCCTGCTCATGCAAGCCGTCGCCGTCATGCCCGCCATGTTCGATGACCATGCCAAGCACATCGCCCAACACAACCGTGAACGCAAATCGCCTGCATACGAGCTGGCATCCGACGAAATCCGTCAGACCATCGACGTGCACATCCAAGCACACGAAGCGCTTGCAATGGAAGAAGCGCAACGCCAGCTCGCAGCCATGCAACAGATGCCCGGAGCGGAAGCTCTGCCGCAAGCCAACGAACCCCCCGGCTCGATGGTTCCCGAACCCCAGGCTGGACAGCCTGTTCAATAAGGAGAAACAATGAGTGACACAGCCCCCGAAGGGACGGTGGATTCCGTTCCCGCTGGTGAGGCACCTGCCGAACCTGCCGAAACAAACGTCGATTGGGAAGCGCGCTACCGCTCCGAAGTGCAGGATCGCCTGCGTGAACGAGAGCGTTACAAGCCCATCGCCCAGGCATTCCAAGGACTTCACCCCGACGACGCCAACGCCATTCAGGACTTTGTCAAATCTTTCGCATCCGGCGACAACGAAGCGGCCGTCAAATGGATGGTCGACAACGCCCGCACCCTTGCCGGAGACAAGTTCGATTCGTACATCACGCCAGCCCAGGAAGCGCTCATCACCCAGCAAGCGCAGGTGGAAGGCGCATCGCAGGGACTCACCCCCCAACAGGTTGAGCAGATGGTCGAACAGCGAATCCAGCAGTTCCAAATGCAGCAGGTGCAGAACGGCTACGAAGCTCAGATCAAGCAAACGCTGACCCAGCACGGCTGGGAACCCGACTCGCCGTTGGCGACCGCCGCCATCGTTGCCGCATCAAAGCGCCCCGACCTTGATCTGAACGCTGCGATCCGTGAAGTCGAAGAACAAGTGCTCGCCCAAGCACAGGCCATCGCTACCCAGCGGGCAACGGCCGCTAGCACAATGAACAACATGCCGCCGTCCGGCAACGGCTATCCCGCCGTCAACAACCCGGTCGCCGGAATGTCACCCAAAGAAAAAGCTCTCGCCCGACTCGAAGCCAACGGGCTGTAGATCGTTTCCCTGCGCGTGTTCCCCCTACGCGCGCAGGGAAACACACAAGGCACAAGATGTTGTGTATAGTTGAGCGTGTGCCCGGATAGGCACACAAGACATAGCAACCAGTAAGTCACGGATGTGGCGATGTGAACCCGGTGGACTCCGGTAAGCAGCGGTAGCGGAAAACCAATCCACACCACCCCAAAAAGGAGCCAACAATGGCAGCATCATTGTCAACCGTTGATGCCATCCTGAAGGACGACTACAAAGACTTTCTGGACAACCTCAACGAAGCCAACTTTCTTCTCTCGCAGGTCGAGACTCGCACGGACACCGTCCAGGGCCGAATCGCCCGCCACGCTGTCCACCTCGGACGTTCGTCCGGTGTCGGCGCTCGCGCAGAGAATGGCACTCTCCCGACAGCAGGAAACCAGTCCTACGCGACGGTTCCGGTCCCGGTTCGGTACGTCTACGGACGCATCCAGCTGAGCGGCCCGACCATCCGTCAGGCTGTTTCGGATCGTGGAGCATTCATCGACGCCCTCGACGCCGAAATGGAAGGCATCAAGCGCGACGCCATGAAGGACGTCAACCGCCAGCTGTGGGGCACCTCCAACGGTGTCATCGCCCAGTGTGGCACGACCTCGTCCTCCACGACCGTCGTCCTCGCCACCACCACCGGCTCAACGGCTCTCCGTCAGCTGTTCTTCGACGGTGGCATGGTTGTCGACATCGGAACCGTTGCGGCCCCCACCACGGTGGCGTCGGCCCGTACCGTGACCGCTGTGGACGAGTCAGCCAAGACGGTCACCATCTCCGGTGCCGCCGTGACTACGTCCTCGAGCCACTTCATCTTCCGTGCGGGAGCTGGTGGAGCGAGCAACAACTCGGGTCAGCCGGGTGACGGTCAGGTGGAACTCACCGGTGTCCAGACCATCGTGGATGACGCTTCGGTGCTTCACACGATCAACCCGTCGAGCCAGCCCAAGTGGAAGGCGTACGTCAACTCGAACAGCGGAACCAACCGTGCAGTGACGGAAACCCTCATCACCGGCTCCATCATGAAGGTTCTCACCAACTCGGGCAAGAAGCCCAGCCTGTTGGTGTCGGCCGAAGGAGTCCACTTGGCAGTCAGCAACCTGTTGCTCTCGCTGAAGCGCAACATGGAGCAGACACAGCTCAAGGGTGGCTACGCAGGCATCCAGTTCTACAGCCCGTCGGTCAGCGGCAAGGGTGACGAGTCGCCCACCGTGCTGTACGCCGACTTCGACTGTCCGAACAACCGCCTGTACGGAATCAACCCCGAGGTGCTCGTGTACCACCAGGTCGGCGACGGCTTCCAGTTCATGGACCTCGACGGCTCGGTGATGAACCGCAAGCCCGACCTCGACGCATACGAGGCCACGCTCTACTCGTACGGCGAACTCGCCTGCAAGCAGCGCAACGCCCACTTCGTCATCAAGGACCTGACCGAAGTTTCGATCTGATCCTTGACCTGACGGTCAAAACAACACACGGCAGTTGGGGTCGGTTGCCTTCGGGTGACCGGCCCCAATGTCTATGATGGGGAGCATGATGCGCGCAGCAGACCTGATGGGAACCGTTGACGGTGGGGCAAACATGGCCGAAGTGTCATGGGATGTCTACGACATCGCCACCCGAATCCAGAAAGGTGACGAGTCAGGATGGCGGGGCGACCCGTCAGCATCGCTCATGTTCAACCCGCTCGCCGGACGCTTTGAGGTGTGGATGATCGACGTCATGGGCAACCCGTATGTGGCCTGCTCACACGACAAATGCGACCACACCCTTATCACCAAACTGATTGAAGGTGACTGGCAAAAAGGCAAGAAACTGCACGAAGACCTGATGAAAAAGAACAAGGCCATTCGTGACGCCCACGAAACCGAAGAAAAGGAAAAGCGTCTCGAGCTGGCCGACAAGATGCACTGGGCGCTTATCAAAGATTTGGGCCACCTGGACGGCGGCAACCGCCGCCAATACTCCATGAACTCGAAAGGCAAGTAATGGCCTCCTACACCGTCAACGTCGCCAAACATGCCACCCTGACGCCGGACACGGTGGACAACATCACCTTTACAGCCCCAGCCTCGTTCATCCTTCTGACAAACCGCACAACATCTGGCGCTTCGATCTACTTCACCTACGGCGACCCAACCAAGGGCGTCACCGATCCGGCCGTCGCAGGCAACGACTCATACCACCTCGGCATCGGTCAAACACTGTCTATCCCAGGAGACGGCTCCGCACCCCTCGTCAAAGTGATTTCCAGCCAAGCTCAGGCATACAGCGTGCAGGTGCTCTAATGGACCGCTCCGAACTACGCACCGCCATCAAGGACCGCCTCGCTATCCCATCAGCAGGCGACGCTCTGATTACGGACGCATTCGTCAACACGTCAATCAATGACGCCCTAAACCGTGTTAGCGCCGAACGAGACTGGTGGTGGCTTGCCGCAACAGCCAGCCTCAACTTCGACTCCACCTATGGGCAAGCACAACTGCCATCCGACTTCATGCGGGCCAACCAGCTCATCATCAACTCGGCGCCAGTCCAGCAAATCCCGTTTGAGGATTACATCAACCCGCTATCTGACGACACCAACTACGGCTGGGTGATCTACGGCAACTACGTCAAAATCAATCCAATCCCCTCGGCCACATTGCCTGGCACGTTTTACTATTTCCGTTCCGAGCCAGCTCTCTCGAGCGACGGAGCCACCCCCATCCTCCCGCCGGTCTACCACTACATCATCGTCTGCTACGGGGCGTACCTGTGCGCCGCCCGACGCCAAGACGAATCTCGAGCCAGCCTCTACCTGCAAGAGTACGGCAACTGGTTGCGAACCATGAACGACGACAACCGAGCCACCCTCAAGAAGCGCATCAAGTTCGACCGCCTCTCCGACTACGCCAGCTGGAGCTGACATGGGATCGTTCGCGATCACTTACGACGACTTCTCTGGCGGCCACTACATGGGCAATAAAGCTGCGGCAGTACCCAAAAACACCTGGTATGGCACTAACGCAGTCCTCAACCCGCAAGGAGAACTAATCCCTGGCGCAACAGGTTTGATGCACCAGTTTTCGTCTCCACTTGTATCGACAATACGACAAAATATTTATTACGGATGGCAGAACCTATACAACTCGTCGTTTGTTGTCACATTTGAAGGCACAGGAGGCCCAGTAAGCCAAGTTCTTACCGTCAATTCAAATTCAGTTGGCGCCGTAACCAGCACCACCCAAACGACACTAACGGGCTGGGTTGTCGGGTCATGCTCGGTCACCGAAAACAACAGCGGGGCGTTTGTCCTGTTTTATGTTGATGCCAACACCGGAAACGTCAGACAATTCGACACCAGCTCTTTGACAGACACCGTCGTTTCGACCGCCTTAGCAGGACTGGTAACTGCTGTTGTCCCTTACAAATACAGACTGGTTGCGTGGAGAAAAAACAGCAGCCAAGGAACCCTGTATTACTCCGATGCAACAAAATCAACCTTCTCGACAAGTGACTACTACGATTTCAACGGAGCAATAGAAGCAGTCATCCCACGCGCAAACGACCTTATCGTTGTAACATCCAACGGCATTTACTCAATGACCGGCGTTTTAGGAACTTCCGTAAATATTCAGTTGATTGCCCCAACAAACGAACTAATGCCCGGCATGATTGGGGCTAAAGCATCTGGTCGATCTATCTACTTTGCAAACGAAGGCAACGCAGGTCACACCCCAGACAACCGAATCTACGAATTCTTGGGTGCAACAACAAGAGAGGTTGTGCGGATCGGAGTCGATGACACAGTTGCAGGCCAATTCGACAGGCTTGCGCTGAACGTCCTTGAGGGGGGAAACCTTGCCGTAGCCGTATCAAACGGCGCATTCTATGTAATGCGGCCAGACGGAACATTTGTAAGAATGTTCGTCAATCGAGATGCAGGGTCAAGCTCGGAATCGTATATTGCCGAACCAAACCACCAGTTTTTGGGATATACGGGGGATGCCGTATTGGCGGTCGATGGTCAATCTGCAACCATTGACATTTACAGGATTATCCATTCCAACCCGTACCCAAACAGGCAAATTGGCGCAACCACACCCGCCGAGGCAACCGTTCTATTACCGGAATACTGGCATCAAAAACCAATGACCGTTAGGGAGCTGTTGGTAGAAGCCGTGTACGACTACTACCACCCAATTCCGTTTTATTTGACAGGTAACGCATCCGTCGCCGCCAGAATCAAAACCACCGGAGTGGTTGACCACCCGGTCGCAGGAGCACAAAACCTCTATTCGAGCCAACAGGTGTATACCACAGATTTGGTAGCCGAAGTAACGGGCAACAACGCTGCCGTGTTGCACAGATTCCGAGTTGACAACGGGCAAAAAGCTTACGGAGCAAGACCAGAAATTGTGTTTGCTGGCTGTCGCATCCGGCGTGTAATTGCAGTCTGCGAGGACTGACATGGCGTTTGAATACACGTTCCGAGGCGCCGATATGCCCGAACTGGACCCTAAAGTCCGTGACCTGCTCGAGAACCGTGACCAGGAACTCGAGCTGTACCTGTCGACATTGGGCGGTGGCGGGTCCGGGTCCAGCCCATCAGGATCGCTTACGGCATTTGCTGGGGCGACAGCTCCGACCGGCTGGTTGATCTGTGACGGCGATCAATACCCCCAAGCGTCATATGCCAGCCTGTACGCCATCATTGGAAATACCTACAACACTGGTGGAGAAACAGCAGGCTATTTCCGGGTGCCAAACATCAAGGGCCGAGTTATCGTCGGCCGTGACGCCTCGGACAGCGACTTCAACGTGCTTGGCGAAACAAGTGGTGCCAAAACCCACACGTTGACCGAAAGTGAAATGCCAAGCCACGACCACACCGGCTTTATTTCAGGGGGATCACACTCTCATTCGATGAATACTGGAGCTGCCCTTACCCTCGGTGCTGGAAACAGCTTGTTCGCCAACTCCGGCAACCCGCCAGTTACAAGCGCAGGTAGCACAGGAACAAGCCCGTCACATAGCCACACGCTGACCATAAACAATGCAGGTTCCGGCAACGCACACAACAACCTCCAGCCGTACATCGCACTAAACTGGATCATCAAGACCTGAAAGGAGGCAAGGCATGACAATTCCCCCCTCGTTAGCCCAGCCTACTGTCTCTCAGGCGCCGTTTGAGGAAACCGACCCAAACGCCATCAACAAGACAATCCTCGACGCTAAAGGCGACCTTGTCGTTGCATCAGCTGCCGATACGCCCGCCAAGCTGGCTGTCGGCTCCGATGGCCAGGTGCTCGTGGCCGACTCCACCGCACCCTACGGCGTCAAATGGACCCTCGACCCCACCACAACCGTTGTTGACGCCAAAGGTGACCTGCTTGCCGGAACCGGCCCTGACACCCTGACCAGGTTGCCAATTGGCACCAACGGCCAAGTGCTGGTCGCCGACTCGTCAACTGGCACCGGTTTGGCCTGGTCATCGGCCACTGACCCAAACTCAATCAACAAAAGCATTATTGACGCTAAGGGCGATCTAATCGTTGGCACGGCCGACGACACCCCCGCCCGGCTCGGCATCGGCACCGACGGCAAAGTCCTGACCGCCGACAGCACCCAAACCGAAGGCGTCGCCTGGGCCAC